CCGTTGTAGTAGCCCTCTTTTTCAAGCTCTTTCAACGCTTGCTGGTTGCCCATACCGGTTTGCAGTTTATCCACCAAAACAGTATGGCGTTGACCAGCAGGGTCTACTTGCTCTGGCAGCTCAGCTTTTATCTGGGAGTTCAACCCATTAAACATACCTTGTAGCAGCCCAGCCATCATGCCACCTTTACCACCAACTGACTTGTTACTGGATATGGTGTTATCGTATGGAATACGCTGCCCGTAGATGTTAGTGGTATAGCCAGAACCCGCCGCCGGATACGCAACACCCCCGCTCGCGTACTTTTGAACGGGGGCTGAATCAAAAGGGCGGCCACCCCCCATCAAGCCAACGATACCGCCAGCTTGGAAAATTGGAGCGCCGGTGTAAGGGTTGGTAGGCAGTGCCCGCCCAGCCCGCGCGTAATTCGCTCGAATCAAATCTTGGTGCTCTTTAAGCGTCGCGGCTTTCTTAGCGTCACGAGCTTCTTGGCTGCGTTCAGAGTCCTCACGCATTTTTTGCTGTTCAGTCAGCGCCATCTGGCCTCCCACACCTACGGCACCCAGTGCCAGTGGGGTCTTCTGCTGTCCAATAAAATTGCCAAAATTCTCAGTTGAGGACATGACGTTTTTAGCCCCTTCCCACATTTTCGGGGCTTGAGCGTACTGACCAAATGCAGACGGTTCCGGCGGCACTCGATACCCTTGAAGCACGTCGTCTCCCGCCTGTAGCATGTTTTCTTGCGCCAGCATTTGAGCGTTAACATCTACCGGAGATGTTGGCCCCGGAGTAAGCCCTAGCGGGGAGCTGGACTGTGGCCCAATGGACCCCGGAGCGTTATACGTTGGAGCTGGGCTATACATACCAGTCCCTCCCGGAGGAAGCCCCGGAGGAGTTGAGGTTGGCATATTAAGCATCGGGCTAGACATTGCACCGGGGGCAGTCGTAGCGGCTGGCGTAACTATGTTTCCAGACTGCTCCAATATGGCCAATTCCTGCGGGCCAAGCGCTTTAGCCGCGTCCCCCAAGCCACTAGCTGCTTGAGTAGCCGGATCTGCCGCAGCAGAAAGCCCTTCACCAAGAGCGGAGCCAGCACCAGCTGTAAGGCCCGCCATCAGACCTTGCTGGAGCGGATCGTCCATACCGCGAGCCGCAGCTTCAGCAGTACCTAGAGCGCCAGCAGTTAGGCCAGTGGCTAGGGCGGTTGAGCCAATCGTGCCAGCCAAAGCTGGAGCCAGCATCGGAGCCAGCAACGGAGCGAATAAAAACGCTTCTGGAAGGCCAGTATCCGGGTTGGTGGTCAACCCACGTCCGAACTTTTCATGGGCCAAAGCGTTCAAGCCTTGCAGCTCAGCGTCCGACACGTGCAGCAGGTGATTATCGCCGTAGCGGCCTTTTGCTGCGATATTCTGAATACCTTCCATAAGAAAATCCTTAATTGCGGTCAAGCTCTAGGTAAGACAAATAGAAATGTACCGTAGATTGGCTTGATTCTACAGTAATTTTGTCCGCCGCTTCCATGATGCAGGGGACGCCGTTGAACACGTCAACCGTGCCATCGGGGGAAATGGGGTAATCCTTGAGTAGATAAGTCTGCGTGGCGCCCTCGTATTGGGACACCGTGACTTCTGCGGCACTGGCGTTGGCATTGGTCACGCGCAAAGAACGCATGATCGCTGTATTTGCCGCCGGGACGGTATACAAGTCAGTCTCGGTTGACGCATCAGGGATCAGGTGTTCGCGGAAGTACTTATTAGCCATGTTCGATCCCTTGGATCATCAGAGTTACAGACGGTGTACCGGGACAGAAGGACTCAGCAGCATAGGCTTCAAGTGAAGTATTCAAACTATCCGCCGCCCACATCGCTTCTAAATAATCGCCCTTGTCAACCTCAAAAATTGCGGCACGAGCGACAGTCTTGGCTTCGTCATTGTCGTGCAGGGTGATCCGCATCGTTGACCCCGCAATGTCTGTGCCATTGATTCGCGGCCAGAACCAGAATGTCTTTGCGTTGGCCGATTGCGAGTTAAGCTGTGCGGTGAACTCGACCTTATACTTCCCGGCCTTGGCGAACACGATCCGGCTGGTCGGCGAGCCGATGGAAATGTGCTTTGAATACGCGGTGGTGTCCCACGTAATTGCCTTAGCAGTATCCGTCGAGGTCTGTGTCTGATCGGTGAAGTCCAAGAACGCGCCGTAGGCAAAATCACCGTAGTCTTCCAACACCCCACGGTTCGCCATGCCCATAGAACCGGTAAACCAATCCAGTTCGGCCTGATTATTTTCGGTAGCCTGTGGGGTGTATGTGCTATTGAGTTGGCGGACAATCTGCTGCAACGCTTCAAGCGTCTGATTAAAGCGTAGCGCATCAACTTCCGTGCCAACGGTAGACGGTAAGCGGATATTGAGCAGCTTGCTCATCTACGGCCATCCGGGCGCTGGTCAATACGGGTGGCGCCATATTTCCAATAAGCACCCGTTGCTCCGCTTTCAACACGAAGCGCCATTTGGCGTCCACGGATTCGGGTGTTGATTTTAGTAGTACTAGATGTAACAGTCCCAATCGTTTCTTTTACTTGCGCGCTTAACGGGTAGTAGCGGCTACGCATTCTCAAGTCCACACTACCTGTTACAGTAAAGTCAGGTACAACGCGGTGGATAAACATCATGTTATCTCCCTCGCCTATATCAAAGTCCGCCGATTCAATGTACGAGAACAACGGTTCGGAATCCGCATCGTAACCAATATCGTGGTTGTATAAGTAACCGTTGTGGCTTGTTGCTATAGGGTATTTAAGCGGGCCACGGTCTACCCAAGTGGTGCGCTCAAGACGGCCCACCCACCAAAGTTTATCTACCACATGGAAACTCACATAACGGGACGGTTCGTTGCACGGGCCGCCAGTGGCATCAGAAACAACGTCACCATCGCTGTGGGCTACAGCAGTGCTTCCAAGTGCTGCTCGGGTACATCCTGTGAAAGAAGCGTCTGTCTTGCCGGTATAAGTGATGTACTCTGAACCAATTTGAATTGTGCCCGTTTCTTCATACCCCGCCGTAGTGGCTACCGTAATCGTAGTTGCTGCGGCAGTGATGTCTCCATTGAGTTCAGTGTCTTCAACAGAAAGCGTCGGATAAAACCACGAGATTTCATGGTTCTCCCTGTCAAGAGACGCATAAATCTTACGCTTCTGTACGGGGTTGATGTCATCAAATACAAAACGCTGAACCGTACAAGGTAAAACATTCGTACCGCCCTGATAGATATAAAATGCGCTTTCGCCCATCCAGAGCAAGACGTTGTTGTACGCAACCCATGCGTTCGGGCTAATCAAGCCTGATTCCGTACCGATTTGTGTGAAGCCGAATGTGTATGGAGGGCCAATGTACTGCATGGACTGAACATCATCATCCGTCCAAACGACAACTTGGTTTTCCGTATTTGCTGCCGCCATGATCTCAGTGCCGTTAGTCAACAGTTGATCGCCTGCGGTGTTCGTAACGGTTACTGTCCAATCTGTGTAATCTTCTTGGTTTGACCAGCGGATCTGAAGTGCGTCAAGCGCTGTGCCTGAATTTGCAGAGCCCGCCTCATTACATCCAAAGCAGACTAAATGACGGTCTTTAGTGACAATCATTGTGTTCACTTTGTGCGGAGCCTGCGTAATCAACGTAGCGCGGTCGGTAGGATTAGTCGCGTCCCAATAATATAAGGCCCCGCCGCGAGGGTTGATAATCAAGTCTTCGCCCCAATTCGCAAAGGACCAAATTCGAGGCTGAATAGTGGTAACAGCGGAGGAACGAGCAGTGCCCCATGTACCCGCTCCCCATACACCAACACCCCAGCCGTACTGATATGCGCCATCGGCCTGTCCGGGGTTAATTTGGTACGCAGCAGAAACCGAAGCGCCGCCACCCGTAGCCCCAGCGGAACCTGTTGTTGTCACCGTAATCGTGTACGTATCAACGTCAACGTAAGTAATCTGATGCTCCGCGTTGATTTCAGCGGCAGGGATCCCGTCAACATCAGCGGAACCAGAAATAGTTACAAACGCTCCGTCTTTTGCGCCGTGCGCCACATCGGTAACAGTAATGACCGCAGAGCCTGCGGTCGTAGTAAACGGGTCTGTTAGGGCTTGGGTTTCACGAATTGGGGTGATGTCAAGCACCAGTCCGCCCGTTTCAACATAAACCTTAGAATTGGTGCCGATCGCAAGATAAATTGTGCCGTCAAGCGTACGAAAAACATGGCTACTACGCGGAACCCCGGTAAGCTGTGTGTTGATGTATTTTTCCCAACCGCCAATTTTCTCTGGTTTTCCTGAACGAAAACGAATTTTGTCGGAGTCCACCCAGCCTCCCTCTACGGAATACGGGGTGTTTTCTTTGTTAACTCCCGGTAGGAAGTCGAGTTTCATCAGCGCCATGAGCAGCCTCCATAGAATGCCGAAAGTTTAATCAGCACGGGGCTTTACCTCAACTTCTTCGTCTTGTTCGAGGTAAACATTTGCCTGTTTAGTGACGCCAGTAGCCTGCACGTAGCGTGCGCCGTTGTTCCGCATCACCTCGTATTCGTGCCCGTCACGCCAGAATCGCTCTCCGACACCGAGGCTGCCTACATCCACTTCGCTCACCATTTGTTCTCCACGATGCACACTACGTCCGGGTCTAAACATTGGCGGAAGGTCAGGTCCCCGTACAGGCGAAGCTCGTCCTTGGTCATCGTCAGCTCCCGCAAAGTGCTGCAACCAGTTAACGTCAAC